ACGCGTATTACGCCGCATGTGTTGTCTAGAGTTCGATGAGTTGAAGCGACTATCGAACTTTGTCGAGTCTATCCGAGATTGTCTCGTTTTCTCAACACCGGCCTTAGACACCGGTTCAGCAGACTTCAAGAGAGTCTTGAAGTGGGCTTATTCAATTGGCGTCTACAGAGTGGACTCTGGGACTGCCCAGTGGAAAAGCTTTAGTTCACTTCTGAAGTGGAAAGCTTTCCAGTCTGTGACGCCGAAGCCGGAAGATCCATGCGACTTTCCGGGCTTCGGAGACCAATACGTGGGGGGAATCCCCCCACTATGGTCCCGCCTTTGCCCCTGGATGGAATCCATCTGGGTGCATGGAGCACGGTCCAAGTTAGACTTGAGCCGGGTCGCTCACTTCACATCCTCCCGAGGGTTTCCCGCGGGCGATGCTAAGACAAGGACCCTGAGTTTGCAAAAACACCAGGAGACCTTGACGAGTGAGTGGCCTGTAACCGAGGAGCGAACAGCTTTGCTATTCGAACTCTCCCGGTTAATAGGTACTCAGATTAAGGAGAGCTCTGATTATAAATCACAAGCGCACCTTTCTCTGACAACCTCTTCCTCCTTTGACTCTTCAGTCAAAGCAGGAGGCCGAGCCAAGGAAATATCGGAACAGTTCCGATCTTGGATGGAGTTTGTCCCCTCACGAACCGTAGAGGGAACGACTCTGCTTGGGAGAGACTCCACAGAACTCTGTGGATTCCCTCGATGGATGACATGCGGACGCAAGGACTACTCGGATTTTATCCGAGGATTACCTCGCCATCCGGATGGTTATATTCATCCTTGTGTCCAGGCGGGAGAGTCCCGCCAAGACACCTTCTTCGACTTTGAAAATTTCAAATACGAAGATCCTATATATGGTCTCGACGATGCCACTGGCTATCAGCTCCACCAATGGTCAGTCGAGACGCTGCTTGAACTCGGTATCTTAACCGGGAACAAGCACGATCCAGATAGTCTCCGGATAAGATCCGGTATCCATCCTCTTGTTAGGAGATCGTCTATCGGAGAGCCGGGAGCAAAGTCCCGGGTCATAACCGTGGCGGAAGCTTGTATTACAATCTTCCTCCAGCCTTTTAGCCACCACCTAACAGGTTGGTTGCGTACTCATCCTTCTGCAAAATCGGGTCTTACCCGAGCCGCTCAGGGTTATGAGTATGTTAAGGCACTTCACTGCCAGGGACACCCTGAGAGTGAAGAGATAGATCTAGAGATGCTATCATCTGATCTATCGACTGCGACGGATTTTTGCGTACACGAGTACTCCAAAGCAATGCTTGGAGGTCTGTGCGCAGGATTACAAGAAAATCTTGCATATCACCGTCTATCTAGGGAACTGCTTTGCTCGCCGCGCCGAGTCGTCGCGGGGAGTAGTGTCTGGACCACAACCAGAGGAGTCCTCATGGGTGATCCGGGGACCAAAGCTGTCCTAACTATGCACAACCTTTGTGCAGAGCTGGAATCTTTCCTTAGATATCGGACCGACGAGGTGCTCAGCGATGCAGAGCTTCTCTGCCGCGCCAAGCGCATGAGAGTAATCCCAAGCGCCTGGTGGAGACACTTCGCATGCAGTGGTGATGACCACGCTGCATTAGGTCCGAGGAGTTACCTTCAGGGTATCACTCTGGCCCATTCATTGAACGGCATGAGCGTATCCTGGCCTCAGAACTTCGTTTCGAAGATCGGAGGCACCTACTGTGAAGAAAACTTCTTCATCAGAGGGTACTCCAGTAGAGGACTTTTTCTGAAAAAGTTCCTCTGGCAACTCGGATATGACATTCATATCCATGTTGATGCCTTGAAACTCAGACTACTCTCACCTTGTTCAAAGGAACATGAGGGAAAGGATGAGCCCAATCCAGGTATTGGAAAGGCGCATCAGATCAGCAAGGTACTGGCCTGGATGCCACCACCGCTTGACATGCTAAAAGAGCGTGCCTCGTGGAGGTTTATGGACAGGTTCTCGAGCTTAATGCCGAGATCTGTACATGCATATCTCCCAGTATCACTGGGGGGCTTGCAGGCGCCGGCATGGCACCTTAGCCGCGATCAGCTGCATGAAATGCTCCTTGAGCTTCCTGCAGCACACCTTTCACTGATAGAGAAAACACTATCGGGAAAGTCTTCCCATTTGGAACGGAGAGTGGTTTCGAGCCTTGCTTCGAATTCACGGCTCCGGGGAATAGACGCTGACTTGATCCAGGATCAAGTACGCGAGTTCTTGTCGAACAC